TATAATTGATCTGGGAAACACCCCAGACTGGACAACGCCCAGCACCTGCGGGGGTCACGACGACGCGCTTCTAATCACCGTAATAGAAGAAGGTGAGCTAGACGAAGACAACGCCGTAAAAAAGATTTCTTTCCCAGTTATAGAATAACCCCTTGCCTATACCGGATATCCGGTATAGGCTTTTCCCATAGTCATAAAGGAGCAAAACATGACGCAACGTAAAACAAATCCATTCGGTAAAAAGACCACCAAGGATAAACCATACGCTATCTATCGCGGCAATCGGGGATTCACTTGGTGCATTCTTAAAACATACAAGCGTCCGGACAAAGAAGCGGAAGACAATCGTGCAAGGTGGTTTACCTTTTCGACGTCCGACTATTGTCCGGAGGGTGAATTCGGAGACGCCTATGCCGGAGAAATTCGGCAATTCGGCAGACTGTCTTCTGCCACGGATGAATGGCGCGAGCATTATCCGAACGGATAATCGAACCCACCGCACGGGGTGGTAATACCGTGCATTCCTCCCTTGAGACTCACCCGACAAGCTATAAGCTTGTCGGGTCTTTTTATATATAGAGGGGCGCAGGGCGCAGGCGCGCAGGCGCGATATATACAAAGGCGCGACTCGGGACGATACGCGCAGGCCAGGTTAACCGGATTTTAGTTAACCGCGCAGCCTTTATATTTAGGGTTTGCATAGCCTGGATAATCCTATATAATCCTATGCATAACAACGAGAGGAAAACAAAAATGACAAACTTACTATCAAAACCAAGCAAGATGAGCGCGGCGACAAGCTTTTCTATTCCAGCTCAATTATGCATAACGGGCGGCAAGCTTGCCAAAATAAAAGGCACCGTTTGCTTTGATTGCTATGCGTTAAAAGGCGCTTACATATGGGCACCAGTTCAAAAAGCGCTAAACTATCGCCTAGATAAATTAAACGCGCCCGAGTTCGTAGCCGAGATGGTTGCAGAATTAAATAAAAAACGCGCCAAGCTTCACCGATGGTTTGATTCCGGTGACGTGCATAGCGTCGCGCATTGCCTGAAAATTATTGCGGTGTGTAAACTAACACCGCACAAGCGGCATTGGATACCTACGAAAGAACGCGGCATATGGGAACAAGCTTTGAAGATGGAAAGCTTGCCCGATAACGCGGTCGTTAGGTATTCCGCGCACAAGGTCGATGCCGCACCGCCCGTTAAATGGGAAAACTCAAGCGCGGTTATAACCGATATATCAAAACCCATTGGCAAGCTTTGTGAAGCTTTCCGGACAAAGAAAAATGGCGCGATGATCAGTCTTGAAGAATACAAAACAGCCAAGGCCGAAAAGAAGCTTGGCAAAATTGGCCTTGGGTTTTGTGGCGATTGCACCGCGTGCTGGTCGCCTGATGTTAAAACTGTATCATATCCAAAACACTAAGAGAGGAACCACCATGCCAAAATACATAACAGCCAGCAACGGAGACGTAATGCGAGCAATCGCATTACGCCACATGAACCAAGGCGACCTGATCAAGCGCAAGCCTGACGCCAAGGCCGTATACGTCATCAATCATAGGAACCGCGCAACCAAAGACCGAGCCGCAGAATACAGCCTATCCGATTGGCAAGACATGAACCGCGAGATCTTCTTAAAAGAAGACACTCTTGTCTATACTGATTTCACATTCTAGCCATTGCCACAGCCTCTTAGGCTGTGGTAACCTCAATCATTGTCTAGCTCCATGACAACTAGGGCGCAGGACGCAGGGTTTTTTATTTGTTTTTCCCCTGCTCCCGCGCCCTTTTTATATCAGGACGCAGGGCGCAGGACGCAGAGCCACGCATCTATAGCCTTGGCGCGCAGGACGCAGGGCAACCCCTTCAAGTCACCATCATACAAAGCCGCAGGACGCAGGGCATCGATCCCCGAACCTTGGAACTTGAACGCAAAACCGCCGTCAAACAAAAGTACATCACCCTTCGAGGGGTCGTGTAATAAGAAAAAACTTACGCCATTACATCGAGAATGCCCAAGATGCCACGCAATCTGTGACTTGTTAACCGTAACTCGGTTACTTTTAATTATTTTTAACTCAAGCCAGATCGGGACACCATCGAGGCACATATAAACGTCCGGCATCCCTTCGCCAGCGCGGTTTTCAATCCGTTGGTAATGACTCTTTTTCGGTAAATTCTGCTTCAATGAGGTCGATAGTGCTTTCTCCGTCCTTGGCATCTTTAACCACCTTCATGTTATCTAGGCTTGGGTGCTGTTTTCTTATGTCAGTTAGTCGTGCGACAATCTCTTCACGCGACAGCTTATCAAGCTGGTGGACGTGCTGTTGTTCTCGCCTGTCGATAGTTAAGCCACCCAAAGCGGATCGTATCTTCTCAGCGTTGATAGCGGCAGAGAATTGCCCTTCGCTTTCAGCGTTGCGTGACAGTTCATCCAATCGCTTTAACTGTCCAAGCAGGGTGACACCATACTTGCGCTCTCGATCCTGTCGTAGTTCTTTTATCAACTCGACAACAAGCGGATATGACTTTCCGTTTAACAGCTTTGAGGCATGCTGTGCGGCAGAGTCTTCGGCATAACCAGCCAACCTTGCACACTCTGCATTACTATGTCTGCCATCAACATAGTATCGTGCAAATTCTCTTTGTCTGTTTGTCAGCCCAGATGGGCGTCCAGCAGGATTAGGCAAAACAAAATCTCCTATAGGTTTTTCTGTGGGTTTTCATTTTCAAAAACAAAAAAGCATGCGCGAACGTATTTATAGCCCTATGAAGTGTTATAAACGGGATGAAGTGGGAGGAGAATAACGTAATAAAAACAACACTCATCCCACTCATCCCACTCATCCCACCATATTTGAAAAATTTTTTATAAAAACTTTTTCCCGTGGAAAACACTATATACACATCACTTTCTTAAAAATAATCCTTGCATCTATGGGATAAGCTAGGATAAGTTATCTTATATCACAGTGTAACGCATGGGATTCACCGTAACAAGTACCAAGGTTCGAGTTTCGAGAACCAAGGATCGAGTACCAAGCTACACTAAACATGAACCGAGTCAAAAGGAGTAATGACATGGCGTTCAATAAACAAGTAGTGAATAAAGTTCGTGATGATTTGAATGAGCATCTATCTACATTCTTCAAGGCAGGGTTACCTGATCTTGAGTTTCACGTAGGCAATGCGTCCTATCGTGATGATCGTATTACCTTCAAGCTTGAGGTTAAGATTGCTGGTTCTGAGTCGACTGAGATGCAGGACTTACGTGCTTGTGCTGATCTGTATCAGCTTGATTTAGATAAGGTGCATGACACCTACACGTTGGGTGGTTATCGCAAACGTGCTCGTAAGAATCCATTCATTGTCAATTGTTCAAAGACCAAGAAGAACTATGTCATTACGCATGACGTGGCTGTTCGTTGGTTTGGTAAGGAGTCTGCTAATGTCTAGGCACAACGTACAGGATGAATATTACGAGCAACTTGTAGGCGCAAAGATCACCAAGTTTTGGACGAGTGACGATGGCTTTCCGACATTTGGTTTGGTTCACCCCAAGCTTGGTGCGATGGTCATCGAGGTCAGTTGTGATCCCGAGGGCAATCATGAGGGTTTTCTGTTTATTAATGATGGGAGCGAGTCATGAACGAGTACGAGGTTGAGATCAGGGCGACTGTCACCAAGACAGTTCGCGTGTTTGCCACCAACAAGGCTGATGCCATTGAGGTTGCGAACGATGAGTTCACAGTTCTGCATACAGGCGATCCTGAGAATTATGAGCAGGAGACATTGGATATTTCAGAGGTGCCATCATGAACGAGTATGAAGTTGAGATCAGGGCGGCTGTGAAATTATTGTCGGTGTCATTGACAGCACCGCAATGGAACGTGCTCGAGGTTGCCCTTGATAGGTACATCGATGATCAGGTTGATGACATATCTTCCGAGTCTGTTCACCTCGCTAGAAGAGCTGGCGTAGTGAAGATTTTATTACGGCACGAATTGGCAAAAGCAGGAGCAGGATAATGAAAGTTCTTTCTATGTTTGACGGTATGTCATGTGGGCGGCTAGCACTTGAACGTGCTGGCATCCCTGTCACCAAGTATTATGCATGCGAGATTGACAAGTATGCAAAGAAGGTCAGTCAGGCCAACTACCCTGACATCGTTCAACTTGGCGACGTCACCGGATCAGGGTTCAACAACTGGGTGAATGCCGTTGCCTTTACAGGCAAGATCGATCTGTTGATTGGCGGCTCACCTTGTCAGGGATTTTCGTTTGCAGGGGCAGGGTTAAATTTCGATGACCCTCGAAGCAAACTATTCTTTGAATTCGCCAAAGTTTACAAGCGGCTCAAGCCGAAGTATTTCCTGCTTGAGAACGTGCGTATGAAGAAGGAAAGTCAGGACATCATATCGCGGATCATGGGTGTCGAGCCTATCGTCATGAATAGTAATTTGGTTTCGGCGCAGAACCGTCACCGCCTATACTGGACGAACATTCCCTTTGATGGCTTGCCCGAAGATCGGGGTATCAAGTTGCGTGACATCCTCGAGCATGGGTGCACCGACAGAGAGAAGTCGCATTGCATTGATGCGAACTACTTCAAGGGTGGTAACCTGAGAACCTACTTCCAGAAGAACCGCCGACAGTTGGTGTTCAGCAAGGATGGCTTATGTCACGTCGCTGACGCTGATCTGAAAGGTCATGGCTACAACCGCAGAGTCTATCATCCCGATGGCAAGGCACCGTCTCTGGCGGCGGCGTCAGGCGGCAACTTAGAGCCGAAGGTTCTATGGCCAGCGTCCATTGTCGGACGCCGGATCAACGAGGATGGTGTGCGTAAGGACAACGACAAGGATGTTCCGATCACGCAATGCCTCGAGGTGCATGAGGTTGATAAGGCTCGATGCCTATCGACTGTGGAAAAGGATACCTTGTTGTCTGATCTGCCCGAGGGTCGTTATCCCGAGGCTTACAGTCCTGACATGAGGCTTGCATGGCGCAAGCTAACGCCGACAGAATGTGAGCGGTTGCAGACTATACCAGATGGCTACACTGATCATGTGTCGAACACCCAGCGTTACAAGATGCTGGGCAATGGTTGGACTATCGATGCGGTGGCTCACTTGTTTAAGGGCATGCGTAATGAGGATTAAGCTTTACACCATAACCTTGAAGAAGCCGATAGTAAGTCGGGTTCTTCATCTCCGGATTAACCACAGGGCATGGTTGAAGGATGCCCTATCCAAACCGATGAGGAAAATAAAATGATAAAACGGTTGATACTAAAAAAGGTTGATGAAACCACGCTACATCCTGAGCACGATGAACTTCTTTATCTGGTCGGTTCTAGCTTCTCGATGTACGAGCGCACTCTGACACGCGGTGATAAGCACCGCAAGGTCACGCATATAACCGATGTGACTAATCAGTATGGTTGGTTTGTGGCAGAGCCTATGGAAGTAATCTTAGATATGATGTGGGGGCATAAAAATGGGTAAGGTAAAAGCGTGGGTCATGGACATGGAAGAAGATGCCATCGACATGACCGTTGAAGAATGGACGGACAAGCATGGTGAAAGTCTGATCGAAGTCTATCACGAGGCTCGTAGGAAATATGCGGATATAGTAGGGGGTGAGGATGAGTAGTGTACACAGATACACCGAAGATGTTTTGTTGCGAGACACTAACTACAGGTTGCGCGGCAGAGAAACATGGATCGATGTTAAAAATCTTTGCGTTAAGGTTAGCCGTTGTGACACGGGTGTTAAGTATCAATTTACCCCGAGGTTGACGAGGGTTTTGGCGAACCGCTTGTCACACTGTTTAGAGCCTTTCCTGAACTGGATGAGGATGCAGAAAACCCTAGAAAAAATATCCAGCACAAGCGACGGACGGGTAAAAAATTTAGCATAACTAAATTTATGAACAACAACTAAGGAG